CTTGTTCCATAAACAACAGGTATATTTGCATCATTAGACTGTTTGTTTACTAATATGCCTTTTTGTTCTTCTTGATTGAAGTTTGATAAGTCTGGAACATCTGGTATTGGTATTAGCCATGAAATGACTTTTGTAAAAATTTTTTGGACACCTTTGACTATGTCATTAAAAAAACCCATTATGATCTACCCCATTTTAAATCATCAAGTGTTAAAGCTGAAAACTCAAATCCAACATCTCCTGTAAAAAATCTTTGCTGTGATCCATTGTTTGTTTTTCTACCTTGCACTCTTGAAAAGTCTGCAAAATGTGAAGAGCAATTTAAGAGTAGAATAGCTTTGTCTGTATCAATACTGAAACTATCAAGAAAACCCTTATCATATGTAAAACTGTCTATGATTGCATCTGAACTATTTAGAAAAGCAATATCAATGTTCACATTATCATTACTAACAACATTATTTAGAACAATAGATATAAAAGCATTATCTGCACCAGACAACTCTATTTGAAAGCTACTTGTATCTACTTCGGCATTTTCTGCTTTTGTAGTAATAGAAAGTAAATGTCCACTTGCTGTATATGTGTTTGAATTAAATGTAATATCTTTGTAATGATTTGTTATTCTTTGTGGTGTTGGAAAAAGTATTTCAACCAAAACAATAGGTTTTATATTTTGGTTTTGTAGTTCAGTTGTTATACTACTTGAAAGACCTCTAGGCATTAGAGAGCCTCAATAAAATCTACTTCAAATCTAAATGTATCAAGATCGTCTGTTGAGAACTGTTGTAAATCATTTGTCAGTCTAACAGTAAATTCGACACCATCATAAGTCACTACTGCATTATCAGAAACAGCAGATCTTAATGGTGGCTCTATTGTAAGTGTTGCTTCATTACTACCATCTGCTGTCACATCTGAAACAACCATGTAAACTTTGTTGTGTCCTGCAAAACTTACCAAATCACCTGCATTTAGTGTTCCTGTCATAGCATCAACAGTTATTGTTGTATCTCCTGCTGTGTGAGAATTTTTAACTAAAACAGTACCAGATACATTTCCTTTTGCATTTTTAAGATCTGGTAAAGATATTTGGAATGTTTCTTTTTGTGATCTTTGTTTCATAATGAAAGCAATAACAGGTGCAAAATCTGACCTGCTCATTGGTGCATAAGTCGCAGAAAACTTAAATCTTTGACCATCAACCTGTGTGCTAAACATTTTACCACTATCAGTAGTTGATACCTTTGTTTTTTGCTCTGATTTAAACCTGATTGATCTAAACTCTGGTGATGTTGGGTATGTGCCACTCATTAAATTATTGCCTCTTTACCTTGACTATTCAAAGCATCATTAATTATATTTACTACAGTTGCTCTTCTGCTCTCTAGTAAATCATCAAATCCTTCAGTATCATTTGCCATAATAGTTATGTTTACATTTGTTGTGCCACCAAGTTTGTTATTTGGTACAATAGTTCCTGCTTGATCTGGTACAAAAAGTTCTGCACCTCTTTCACCTACGATAGATGGTTGATTTATTGGTGGTCGTCCACCTTTTTCAAAGCCTTTAATTTTATTTACTAAAGCCATTCCCCCTGCAATAACACCTCCTGCAACAACAAAATTAAAAGGTGGTGGAACAGATGCCAATGCTTTTGTTCCTGCTTCATAAACATTTATAAGTGCTTTTTTTATTGCGTCCATTTTAAATAATGTTTTTGCTTTTTTTACTGCTGCAGTTACTGCTTCACCAATTAATGCTTCAACTATTGCCCTTTTTACTGCGATCTCAAAACTTTTCATATCAAGTTTACCTGTCATAACAAAATCAGTGAGAGTTTTTTTAAGCTGTGAAAATGCAACTTGTCCTGCTTTTTGAAATGCGTTAAATGTACTTTTGTTCATAGCTTCTTCAAAACCTTTTTTAAACTCACCCATTTTCTCAGTCAAAAAACCAACTTCTTGACTAACTTCATCAAACCCAATTAATATTTCTTCAAATGGAATACTATTAAGAGAATTATTAACTTGATCTATTAAAAAACCAATATTCTCAAATTCTACTGAGGTAGGATCTAAACTTTCTCTTAAAGATTTTAATTCATTGACTAATGTTTTTGCTTCATTTTGTAAAATACTAAATTTTGGATCTGAAACCTTTTCTAATAATCCCAACTCATCTGAAAGTAAAGACACCTCATCACTTAATTCTTCTATGGTTTTAGGTTTTTCAAACATTTTGAAAAATTGATCTAATTTTCCTGTAGTTTCTGCTATAACCAAACCTGCTGCTGCCAATATACCAAGAAAATTAGTCATAGCTTTTCTATTGAAAGCTAACAAAGCTACAGTAGTTCTTCCTATTGAAACTGCTAAAGCTAAAAATGCTTTTGATAATCCAAAAACAGCTATTGTCATTCCTAATTTTTTGAATGTTTCAAAGTTTTCATTTACAAATTTTACACCATCAGCAAGTGTTGTTATTGCAGTTGCTAAACTTTTTCCTACTGCTTCAGCTAAAACATTAATTTGTTTTTCATTTTCAGCAAAAAAACTATCTAATGCCTTAAACTCACCTTTTAATTCATCAAAAAATTCTTGTGATACTCTTTTCTGAAACCCAAAATATTTATCTCCTATCATAGAGATAGTACCCTCAAGAGTTGTTGCTAAATCTTTTGTGGCATTTGCAAATTGACCATCACCAGAAAATAGTTCCTCAAATCTTTTTACTGTTTCTTCTGCTGTGACTTTTGCACCATTTTGAAAACCTAATAATGCTCTGACACCTCGTTCTCTGAAAAGATCTGCTGCACCGATACCACCTGCAAATGCTCTTTGAATTTGTGAAGATGTTGTTTCAAAATCAAGTCCTGTGACAGCGGCAACATTACCTGTGATCTCTAGAACTCTATTTAAATCTTTTGCATCTTTAGAAACGACTGCAAGGTTTCCAGAGGCTCTAGATATTTCTGCTAATGAAAAAGGAACTTTACCTGCAAATTTTGTTAAATTATCAAAAGCAGTTTGACCTTCTTCAAGACTACCAAATAAAAATTTGAATCTTACTTGTAAACTTTCGACTTCTTTTCCTACATCAACAAAGCCTTTAATAGCAACACCAACGCCTAAACCAACTAAAGCATTTCTAAGGTTTAATACAGAATTTTTTGTTTTTTCAAGATTGCCTTGAACTTGATTTAGTGCTTGTTTTGATTTATCTCTTGCAATAATGTCAATGTTGAGTTTTTTTGTCATTATCTTCTTTTACCTTGCATCTTTGCTTTATTCAATGCTTTTTGTTCTTCTTCATGTTTTACATTATAGTAAGCCACCCACATATTAAATTCATCTACAGGCATCTGTAATATTTCACCAATAGTTTTGTGTAATTTTTCAGCTAAGAAAAAATGAAATCTAAACTCTGAGTCAGAATTTATTTTTTTTTTAAATCACTATTATCTGTGACAGTTCCAAGAATTTTACTTGCAACAATTCCTATTATATCTGGATCTACAAATCTTTTCATTTTGATTTTTGCTTCAAGATCAAACATTTTATCACCATCTTTTGTCAATGCTTTTTTAACAATAACATCAATAAGAACTGTAAGATCATTGTCATTAGATCCTTTAAATATTTCTGCCTTTTCAATCAATGTAAAAGGTTTTACATAAATAGCATCTTCACCTACTAAGTTCCACTCTGGAACTTCAATAATTCTTGTTTCTTGGTGCTTAAAATGAGTTATAGCACCTTCAAGAAAATCTT